CTCGTGGTGGCGCCCGCAATCGGTCGGGCCCGCAGCCTGACCCGCTGTCCGGCCGGTCGGATCGTCGCGGGCTGTCGCTGACCTCTCTGCCTGCGCACGGGTATGACGGTCCCATTCCGGACTTCCCGTTGCCGACACGCGTCGTCTGGCACTCCTGGTTTGAGGACGGCAAGAAGGTGCGTGAGGACGACGAGGCATGCACGGCGCAAGTAGCCGAGCGCGAGGCCGAACTGTGGTCCTGGGCGTGGCGGACTCCGCAGGCGTGGGCGTGGGCTCAACCGTCGGAGTCGTGGCGGCTGCACACGATCGCGATGTGGGTTCGGACGTATGTGCTGTGCGAGTCGTCTGAGGCGACTGCTGCCGATAAGGGGTCGCTGCACCGGTTCGCTGACCAGGTCGGCTTGACGCCAGCCGGGCTCAAGGAGAACGGCTGGGCGATCGCGAAGGATGAGGTCGCGGCGAAGCGCGCGGACGCTGATCCCGATCCGGTCGCCCCGAAGTCGTCGCGAGCTCGCATGAAGATCGTCCAGGGAAGTGGCTGACGAGCTTCGGATCGACTTCGATCCGCTGCATACCCTCGGCTTCCTGGCGACGGATTGGATCGAGGCGCACTGCCGTGTGCCCGGTGGCGTATATGAGGGTGAGCCGCTGACGTTCCGTGGCTGGCAGGTCGAGGTGACCGTCAACCACTATCGGATCAACCCCAAGGCGGTCGCAGCCCCGCGTCGCCTGCTGGCCCCGTTCCCCATCCGCCGATCGGTGGTCGTCGGTCCGCAGAAGTCGGGCAAGAGCCCGTGGGGCGCTGGCTGGCTGCTGTTCGAGGGTGTCGGGCCAGCGTTGTTCGCGGGCTGGGCCAAGGGTGGCGAGGTCTACCGCTGCGTCGACCATGGCTGCCCGTGCGACTTCGCTTACGCCTACGAGGTGGGCGAGGCAATGGGGATACCGCGCCGGAAGTCTCTGCTCGGGCTGCTCGCCTTCGCCGAGTCCCAGACCAGCAACGTCTACGAGCCGCTGCAGACGATGATCCACTCCTCGGAGGCGCTGTCATCCTTCGTCTTTGTCCGCGAGGGCTTCATCCGCCTACCGAACCGAGGCAAGATCGTCCCCCTGTCGTCTGCGGCGAAGTCGAAACTTGGTCAGCCGCTCACGGGTGGCCTCGCAGACGAGTCGGGCCTGTATACGGCGCAGAACAGGGTCCTGGACACGTGGCAGACGATGCGGCGCGGCATCGCGGCAATGCAGGGTCGCACCATCGAACTCACGAACCCGTGGGACCCGATGGAGAGCTCGGCGGCGCAGCAGGCGTTCGAGTCGCGCCGGCCGGACATCTATCGGTACTACCGGAAGCCGCCGGCTGACCTGTCCTACGCCAACAAGCGGGACCGGGCGAAGATTCACCGGATCGTCTACGCCGACTCGCCGTGGGTGGACCCGGCGTCGATCGACGCTGAGGCTGCCGAACTGGTCGAGACAGACCCGACTCAGGCCGAAAGGTTCTATGGAAACCGGCTCGTGCAGGGCCTCGGCGCGTACCTGACTGAGGCGCTCCTCGATGGCACGAATGCCAGGGTCGACGTTCCCGCCGGCGCCCCTGTCTGCCTGGGGTTCGACGGGTCGCGGTCGGGTGACTGGACGGCGCTGCGTGCGGTCACGATGGACGGGCACCGGTTCACCCCGACGTATGGCCCGGACTCGCGTCCGACCGTGTGGCGGCCTGACGAGTGGCCCGAGGGGCGCATCCCGCGCGGTGAGGTCAACGCTGCCGTGGCCGACATGTTCACCCGGTACCGGGTTGCCCGCATGTACGCCGACCCTCGTCACTTCGAGACGCAGATCGACGCGTGGGCTAGCGAGCACGGCGAGGACGTGGTCGTGCAGTTCCCGACCAACTCCATCACGCGCATGTTCCCGGCGCTGGTCCGGTACCGCGAGGACATGGCCGAGCTGCTGACCACCCACGACGACGACCCGACGTACCGGAGCCACGCGCTCGCGGCGCGGAAGGTTGCGAAGCCGGGCGACAAGTTCATCCTCGGGAAGCCGTCCGAGCACCAGAGGATCGACGTCCTCATGGCTGACGCCATCGCCTACGAGGCCCGAGCGGACGCGCTCGCAGCCGGCTGGACTGAACACGCCGAATCGACCATGTACGTCTTCGACTGAGGGGGGTCAGGGTGTCAGTTCCCGCGTTCTCCCCCGTCATCGAAGACCCGCAGTTGACGAAGGCAGTCTCCGACCTGGAGCAGGTACGCGGTGGGTGGGCGGCAGAGCTCACGAAGCTCGACAAGTACATGCGTGGGCAGCAGGAGATCTCCTACATGTCCGACGCGATGCGCAAGGAATTCGGCGACGCCATAACCGACCTGGTCCTCAATTTCCCCGAGCTGGTCGTGGAGGCTCATGGGGACCGGCTGGACGTCGAGGGCTTCCGGTTCCCTGGCGAGACGTCGGGGAACGATGCGTTGTGGGGTGTCTGGCAGGCCAACAACATGGACGAGCGGTCGGTCATGGGGCACACCGACGCGCTGGGCCTGACGAAGGCCGCCGTCATCGTTGGGGCCGGAGACGACACGGACCTGCCGGTCATCACGGTTGAGTCGGCGATGGACTGCTCGTGGATCAGGTCTCCGGCGACGGGTACTGTCACGTCGGCGTTGAAGCGTTGGGCCGAGTCGGACGGTTCGCAGTGGGCGAGCCTGTACGTTCCGGGGACCACACGCACCGTGACCCTGGACCGAGGCACTTGGCGGGTGACCAGCAAGGACGACCATGGTCTGGACCGTGTCCCGTTGGTGCCTCTGATCAACCGGCCGCGGATCAAGTACCGGGATGGCCGGAGTGAGTTCGCGTCGGTCATCCCGATCGCTGACGCCGCCAACAAGATGGCGACGGACATGATGGTGTCCGGCGAGTACCACGCCATGCCACGCCGGTGGGTCTTCGGTCTCAAACGCAGCGACTTCGTCGGGTCGGACGGGTCCCCGAAGGCGGCTTGGTCGTCGATCAAGGGACGGCTGTGGGCGAACGAGAACGCAGACGTGAAGGTCGGGCAGTTTCCGGAGTCGGACCTGCGGAACTTCCACGACACGATCAAGCTCCTCGCACGCCTCGTCGCGCAGATGGCTGCTCTGCCGATCGACTACCTCGCGTTCGACAGCGTCAACCCGCCGAGCGCCGACGCGCTGCGGGCCGCCGAATCTCGCCTGGTGAAGCGGGTCGAGCGTCGGCAGACGTCGTTCGGTGACTCGTGGGAAGAGGTCATGCGCCTCGTCATGCTGTTCCAGCGCGGCTCGCTCGAGCCGAACGCGGCCCGGCTGGAGACGGTGTGGCGTGAGGCCTCAACCCCGACTGTGTCCCAGAAGGCGGACGCGACGGTGAAGTTGTACTCGGCTGGGATCATCCCGCGCGAGCAGGCGTGGGTGGACATGGGCTACTCGCCTGTTCAGCGTGCAGACATGGCGGGCATGTTCGCGTCGGAGACGTCGACTGACCCGATCGTGGCGGCGACGCGGAACCTCGCGGCAGGGACCGGTAATGCTCCGGCCGGCGGTTGAGCACTACCGGGCGCAGCAGCGGCTTGTCGCGGTGACGGCTTCGGCTGTCCGGCGTGAGTGGGACAGCATCGGCGCCGACTTTGATGCCGGGTGGGCTCGTGTGGGTCCTCGGATCGTGACGTTGATGACGGCGGCGCAGGTCGGTGCGGCGCGTGATGGCGCGGCATACGTCGGGCAGGCGCTCGAGGAGCAGCGGGTCACGGTGGAGCCGGTCGCGGCGGTGAACGTGTCGCGGCTGGTCGGGGCGTACAGCGTGGACGGGCAGACGCTCGGGGATCTCGGCGCGGTCCTGTATGGCGCGGTGGTGCGGGCTAGGACTGCCCCGGCCGAGTCGTTGGGTGACCGTCTCGCCGCGGGCCGGTCGTGGCTGGACATGGCGACGGTGACACAGGTCGCTGACGCGGGCCGGGCGGCTACCGGAGTCGGAATCGCGGCGCGCCCCGGGGTCGGGTACGTGCGGATGGTCCACCCAGGATGCTGCCAACGGTGCGCGGTCCTGGCAGGCAAGTCCTCGCGGAGCATCGCATTCCCGCGGCACCCCGGATGTCAGTGCCGTGCTGTCCCGACCGGTGAGCATCCGCAGGGTGATCTCGTCGAGGCGATCGAGGCGAAGGACGTCCGCGACCTGACGAAGGCGCAGCGGAAGGCCATCGCTGACGGCGCCGACATGAACCAGGTCATCAACTCGCACCGCGTCTACACCTCGCGCGAGGGCATCCACACGCCAGCGCGTTCCGCAGATGGCATGACCACCACGGAGGGCGCGACCAGGCGCGGCATTGCGGGGGGACGCCTCGGTGCGGCCAGTAAGCAGAGGGCGCGTCGGCTCACCCCTGAGGGCGTGTACCGACTTGCCTCCACCCACGAGGAAGCCATCGCGCTCCTACGCGCACACGGCTACCTCCTCTAGACCACCCCGACCCGGAGCGACTTCCGAGGCGGGACAACCCCGAGCGATTCGAGGTCACGATGTCCAACCAGCCCGTCACCTTCACCACCAGCGCCAACGGCGCAGTCCAGACTCCGGCCCAGCCGGAGGCCCAGGCGAAGCCCGCAGACGCCGCCCCCGCCCCTCAGAAGGTCGAGAAGCGCGAAGCCTCCGACACTCTCGGTGAACCGGGGATCAAGGCACTGCAGGCCGAGCGACAGGCCCGTGAGGCGCTCGAGCGCGAGCTCAAGCCCCTCAAGGACCAGATGGACGCACTCAAGGGCATCTTCGGTGACAAGAGGGTCGAGGGGACCGACATCGTGTCGGCCCTGCAGCAGCAGGTCGCCCAGATGCAGCGCGACAGCCTCGTCGATCGTGTGGCGCGACGCCACGGGATCACCGACGACGCCGACGTCGAGTTCCTGCACAACGCGACCGACGAGGCGGCAATGACCCGTCTCGCCGAGCGGCTCAAGGTCCCCGCTGCAATACCGCCCCGTACCCCCGCACCCGACCCGGCGCAGGTCAACCAGGCCCCCGCCCTGTCGCAGGACGACGCGGAATACGAGGCGTTCTTCCCGTCCACCCCGAAGCATTAGGAGGAGCCCTCGTGGCTGAGTACCTTCCCATCTTCAAGCCGGGGCAGGCCATCACGCTCAAGGCGAGCGCGGCCATCACCGGCGGTCAGGTCGTCGAGGTCACCGGTGCTGGCACCGTTGGCCCCGCCGGCGCCAACTCGACCAAGGTCGTCGGTGTCGCCGGTTTCGACGCGGCCATCAACGACTACGTCACCGTCTACGCGGGCGGAGTGCAGAACTGCACTTCGGCCGGCGTCATCACCGCGGGCGACCTCGTCGCCGCAGCGGCCTCCGGGAATGTCGCCACCAACGCGGCCCCAGCCGCGGGCGTGCAGATCGGCATCGCCCTGTCCACCACGACTGGCGCCAGCCAGGCCGTCCGCGTCCAGTTCGCCCGCTGAGAGGGGATGACCTGACATGAGCTCCTACCCGCCTGCCACCGTCTCCGTCTCCGGGACGAACGTCACCGCGAGCTACTTCCTCAGCAAGCCGGGCTTCGTGGCCCGTCGGCTGCGGAGCCTCGCTGACCTCCGCTATGTCGGCAACGGCCTCCTCCGGGGTCGCGCCGACGCTGTCGGCGGCGCCGTCGGCTACGAGACCGCTGGCGAGTCGATCTTCGCTGACGCGGCCCCCGAGGTCGTCGCCCCCGGTGGTGAGTACACCCTCACCACGACCGGGGCCGGCACCCCAGCTGTCGCCAAGGTCGCCAAGTACGGCAAGGACTCCATCGTCACCGACGAGGACATCACGCGCCGCAACATGGACCCGGTGAACCGGGGACTGGCGAAGCTGGCCAACTCCACGGGCCTGGTCATCGACCAGGCGTGTGGCGCAGCCATCGCGTCGGCGGTCACGACCAACGGTGCGGCCACGTCGAAGTGGGACGGCTCCGGCACTGCGCCGAAGATCCTGCTCGACGTGATGAAGGGCCAGGCCGTCATCGCCGGGCAGAACCTCGGCTACCAGGCTGACGTCCTGCTCATCTCCGACACCGTCTGGGCGTACCTGGCCGCTGACTCCGGCCTGGCTGCGCTCATGGCCCGCGAGAACCTGAACAACCCGGTCTACACCGGGCGGTTCCAGAACCTCGCTGGCCTGGACGTCGTCCACGTCCCGGCGGCGAACATGCCCGGCGGCGACGGCACGCTCGCGTGGGTTCTCGACACGGCCAGCCTCGGCTTCATCGCCAAGGAGTCGCTCGGTGGCGGGTACCTCGCCGCCGGTGACCTGGTCGAGTCCAAGACGATCCGGCTCGAGAAGAACGACGCCTGGCGTCTGCGTGCGCGGACGAACTTCGCGGCTGCGGTCACCGACCCCCTCGCGGGCTACAAGATCACGACCGTCATCTGATGGCTGCTCGGAAGGCACCCGTGGAGGCCGCCCCCGCGGACTCCACGGTGCCGCTCCGGGTCGTCAGCGTGTTCGCTTACGCGACCGCGAAGGACGGCGAGGTCGTTCAGCTCGTGAAGGGCGACATCATCACCGACCGGTTCACGCAGGAGTCGATTGACCATCTTCGGTCGATCGGCTTCGTCGCTGAGTCCGACTAGGTCGAGGGACGGGAGGCGTCGACATGGCTGTCACTCCAACGGATGTGGCGACGACTCTCGGCGCCTCCTGTCCTGACCCCCTCCCGATCGAGCAGTGGGACATGTGGATCGGTGATGCACTACTGCGCATCACCATCTGGGCTGCGAAGAACGGCTACACGGGCAGTCTTGATGAGGCGGTCGTGGACTATGTCGTCCGGGAGGCTGTCGCAGCCCGTGCGGTGCGACCTGACGCGGCGACGCAGGTTGAGGTCGCTGTCGATGACGGGCGTGTGGTTCGCCGGTACGAGCCGTCTGCGGGTCAGGTGACGATCCTGCCGGAGTGGTGGGACCTGCTCACGCCGGCTGACTCGACGACGGGCGGCGGCGCGTTCACAGTAACCCCCTACTTCGAGCCTGACGTTTCGGTGTCGTCGTGGTGAGCCTAGGCGCTGCCATTGCCGGCGCGTTGCCAGGGATGCGCGCCGAGGCCGAGTCGATGATGCGTGACTCGTGCGTGGTGCGTGACCCGTCGGCAGCGTCTCAGACCTGGGACGAGGCGACAGGCACCTACGTGGCCGGCGCCGCCCCGACCGTCTACTCGGGTAAGTGCCGGGTGAAGCGGGGTGTGGTCGACAACCTCGTCGTGTCTGGTGAGGCTGACGCGGCGGTCGCTGACGTGACCGTGTCGCTGCCGGTAACTACGTCGACCGCGGTTCGCCTCGGTCACGAGGTCACGGTGACGGCCTGCGAGATGGACCCGGCTCTTGTCGACGTCGTCTTCCAGGTAGTCGGTCCGGCTCATGCTCAGACGCACGCGACGGCCCGCCGCTTGTCGTGCCGGGTAGTGTCTCGTGGCTGACGTCGACGTCTCAGACCTGCTCGATCTGGCGCGCGACTTTGAGGGTGCCGTCCCGAAAATGACCCTCGGCGCGCGGAAGATCGTCGCGAAGGGTGCCGTGAAGGTCAAGGAGCGGCTGCGGGATGAGGCGAAGGGTGTCCGGCACGCGCCTGCCCTCCCGTCGACGATCACGTACGACTCGACGCCGGACGGGCTCAGTGCGACGGTCGGCCCCCTTCGCGGACACGCCGGCTCCCTGGCCCTCCTGTACTTCGGAAACTCCAAGACTGGGCCTCGCCTGCCCGACCCGATGGTCGCGGCGGTGAAGGAGTCCGACGTCGTCGAGGAGTACCTGGGTCGTCTCGCTGAGGAGATCCTGTGACGGACGAGTCGGCTCCGGTCAAGACGCTCCTCGAGACAGTTTTCGGGGCGTCTCGGACTGTCTATCTCGACGAGGCCCCTGACGGTGACCTGCCTGACCGGTACGTCATCGCGGCGTTGTCCGTCGGTGAGTCAGAGGCGGCGTGGTGCGGGGGCGTGGAGTCCCGGACTCCGACCCTGTTCGTTACGTCGGTGGCGCGCGGTGTGGACGCGGAGTCCGCTGCGCGCGAGGCCAAGTGGGCGTCTCGGAAGGCCGTCGATGCTCTCGTGACGTGGCGGGCGTCGATCGGCCAGGCGTCGTGGCTGCCTGAGCACGTCGTCTCGTCGATGCCGCAGCGTGACACGGACGCCGAGGGCGTCGTCGTCTACGTGGCCGACCAGTTCATCCTCCGCTACCAGCCCTGACCCGTCCGGGTCACCCCGTCAACCCCACGCAAGAAAGGGGTCGCTTCACCATGCCCACCTTCGTCCGCGCCAAGGACACCATCAGCGGCGCCGAAGTTACGGTCGCCGCGGAGTACGCGCAGGCCCAGAGCCTCGACGTCCTCGATAAGGACGCCGTCGACGAGTACGGCCGCCCGCTCCCGAGCAAGCACCTGACCGGCCTGGCCGGTGACCCGATCGACCCCGCCATCCGAGGTCGCCGCCGTGGCGCCTCCAGCACTGAGGAGAACTGACCATGCCCACGACTGTCCCCGCATCGACCCCGTCGGATGGCTACGTCCGGATCTGGTGGGTGACCACGATCGCGACCACGACCGCGCCGAAGGTGGCGACGGAGATCCTGGCCGCGTCCAGCCTGGACCTGACCTGCTACCTCAAGGAGTCGTGGGGTGCCACGACTACCGCTGAGACGGTCGAGGACTGGCGCCTGTGCCTCCGTACGGTCCTGGCGACCCCGGGCACCACGAAGACGGACCTGGGTGACCTCATCATCACCCACAAGGTGCAGGTCCCGGCCGATGTCGCGAACAAGGCGTACGCGGCGCTCGCCCCGACCACGCAGGGCTATCTCGTGGTCCGGTACGGCGTCGACGTCGACACGGCGCCGGCCGCCGCGCAGGTCTTCGACGTCTTCCCGGTCACGGTCGCGACCCGGGACAAGCTTCCCGCGGAGCGGAACAGCCAGCTCAAGGCGAAGGTCACGGTGATGCTCCGCGACATCGCGCAGTACGACGTCGCCGCTGCTGCCTAACCACTGCAAGTCCCCGGCCGGGCGCGTTTCCACGGGCGCGCCCGGCCGGTTCCGTGGACCCGTGGACTCACCGTGGAGGTACACCCATGTCTGACCAGCCGACCGACGACTTCGACCTTGACGCCTGGATCGACGGGGCAACCCGGGTCACCAAGTACGTCGAGGTCTACGGCAAGCCCAGCCTGCAGGCCGCCATCGCGAAGATGGACGCGCAGCTGGAGCGGAACCCTCAGGACAAGATCCTCGCGAAGAAGATCGAGGCCGCGCGCGCAGAGATGAAGGCCAGCCGGAGGGGCTTCACCCTGACGGCCCTGTCCGACTCCGAGCGCGACCGGATCAACGACGAGGTCACCGACGAGGACGAGCGGGTCTGGCATGTCCTGGCCGCGCAGTGTGTCGAGCCGAAGATGACTCCGGCTCAGGCGAAGCGGCTCCCCCAGGTGCTTGGCGACGGGTACTTCGCGGCGACGATCCTCGCGGCGGCGGGTGAAGCCATTCGGGGTGTCGGCGTGGACGTCCCTTTCTCGTCGCTCGCCTACGGGCTCCTGAACACGTAGGGGTACTGCGGGAGCTCCGGGCCGCTGACCGGATCGGCATCCCCCTGTCGGTGGCTCGTGGGCGCCGCCGGCCGGGCTCCTACTGGACTCGTCAGGACTGGCTTCTCGCGCAGGCGTACGTCGAGCATGTCGAGTCGCTGTGCCCCGGATGTGGGCAGCCGCGGCACCTGGCGATGGACCCGGCGACCGAGTCGCAGTGGAAGGCCGACGACCCGGTCCGATGCCACTCGTGCACGGCGGTCGATGTGGCGAAGAGGGCATTCGAGAAGGCCAACGAGCAGGTCAACTACACGCCGCCTGCGGGCCTGTTCTGGTCGTCGCGGCTACCAGAGCCGACGGCCGGACAGCGTCCACGCGCTGAGTAGCCCATAGGCGGCGATGACGGCCCCGATGACCCGCAGTGGTGACTCGGGTGCCAGCAGCCCGACGAGGACGAGCAGTGCACCGCCAGCGGCGACCATCCACGCCTCTGCCTGGCTCCTGAGTTTCACCCGATGAGCGTAACCCAAGGGGGTGTCCTGTGGCTCGTGATCGCGTAGTCAAGGTCACTCTCAAGGCTCAGATCGCGGACTACCTTTCCGGGCTGCAGACTGCGTCGGCCGCGACGAAGAAGTTCGCGGCCGAGTCAGCGGTCAAGGACCACAAGAAGGCCTGGGAGGACCTGTCGCGGACCGCGATGGGTGCCGGGCTCGCGATCGGCGCCGGGCTGGCCCTCGCAGTCGTGAAGTTCGCCGAGTTCGACCAGGCGATGTCCGCAGCGTCAGCGGCGTCCCGGGCGACCGGGACCGAGCTGGAGGCGCTGCGGGACCTCGCCATGCGGTTGGGTAAGGACACGCAGTATTCGGCGACTGAGGCCGCGCAGGGCATTACGGAGATGGCGAAGGCCGGCGTCGCGACGAAGGACATCATCAACGGCGGCCTCAAGGGCGCCCTGTCCCTGGCGGCTGCTGGTCAGCTCGAGGTCGGTCGCGCTGCGGAGATCGCGGCAACAGCCATGAACCAGTTCGGGCTCGCGGGTAAGGATCTGCCGCACGTGGCGGACCTGTTCGCTGCGGCTGCGGGTAAGGCGCAGGGGTCCGCTGAGGATGTCGCGCAGGCGATGAAGTTCGTCGGCCCGGTCGCGAAGTCTCTCGGGGTGTCGATCGAGGAGACGACCGGCATCATCGCGGAGTTCGCGTCCAAGGGCATCATCGGGGAGCAGGCTGGGACGTCGTTCCGCGGGATGCTCCTGTCGCTGACCAGCCCTTCGGCGATGGCAAAGAAGCAGATGGACGCGCTCGGGCTGTCCTTGTACGACGCCCAGGGCAAGTTCGTCGGCATGGCGACCGTCGCCGAGCAGATGAAGAACAAGCTCGGTGCGCTGACCGAGGAAGAGCGCAACGCCGCGCTTGGCCGGATCTTCGGCAACGAACAGATCACGGCGGCGACGGTGCTGTACCAGGGTGGTGCGGCGGCGGTCCAGGAGTGGACCAATGCCGTCAACGACTCCGGCTTTGCGGCTGAGCAGGCTGCAGCGCTGACGGACAACCTCAAGGGTGACCTTGAGCGTCTCGGTGGCGCGATCGACACGGCGCTGATCCAGGGTGGGTCTGGCGCGAACACGGCGCTGCGGGGCCTGGTGCAGACCCTCGACGGGGCGATCTCGGCGTTCGCCGACCTGCCCGCTCCGCTACAGGCGACTGCCACGGCGTTGGCTGCGGTGTCTGCGGCGGCGCTCCTGGGCGTGGGAGCGTTCGGGTCGCTCGTGCCGAAGCTGGCGGCCGGTAAGGCCGCGATGGTCGAGATGGGCATCGTGTCCGAGGCCGCAGCGTCGAAGTTGGCGTTGACGGCGAAGAACGCGGGCCTGCTGAGCGCGGCAGCGATCGGTCTTGGCGTCGCCGGCAACACGATGCAGAACATGTGGCTCAATATGGTCGGCGCTAGTGATGACGCCGTGAAGAGCCTCGACGCATACATCACCCTCGGCAAGGACGCTGAGGGCGTTTCTTGGCTCATGCAGAAGGGCTTCGGGGATCTGGGACAGCAGGTGGACCAGGTCTTCAACGGGTCAATCTGGCACAACGCCATGGCCGCCCTCGGGGAGATCGGTACCGGCTTCGGGCTCTTGGGGACCACGCAGGCCGACGACGCGATCGCGTTCTTCGCCCAACTCGACACAGCCCTGGCCGGGTTCGTCCAAGGCGGCAAGGCTGACCAGGCCGTCGAGATCTTCGAGAAGGTGTCTCGCGAGGCCCAGGCGCAGGGGTACAGCCTGGCCCAGCTGCGGGAGGCACTGCCGCAGTACGCCGCGGCTCTGGCGGTCGCGTCGACGGACGCGGCATCTGCGGCGACTGCGCAGGACCTGGTCACGACCGCGATAACAGACTCGAAGACGGCTCTCGACGACTACATGGAGTCGCTCAAGGACGCCGGCATGGTCCAGCTCACCGCGAACCAGGCCGCGCGTGACTTCGAGGCGGCCATCGACAATGCCGCCGAGTCCTTGAAGCGGAACGGCAAGACTCTCGACATCCACACTCCCAAGGGCCGTGCGAACGCTGAGGCACTGGACGCCATCGCGCGGGCGGCGCAGGACTCGGCGGAGGCGATCTACAAGCAGACCGGCAACCAGGATGCAGCGAAGGCGTCACTGGAGAAGGGCCGCATTGCGCTCATCAATGCCGCCATCCAG